CTTTGATGTTTACACATGGGAAGTGCCACCACAAGAACCAGTAGAAGAACTATCTAATCTACCTTCAGCTTATGCTGTAAAAGCACCAACAGGCTTATCTTTTACTGATACTGATTCTAGCTCTACAGGCAGACCCTTTTTATCTTGGAACGAACCAACAGACTTTCCAGATCATCAATACAGAGTCAATGTAGTAGACAGCTCAAGCAATCAGCTTACAAATAAGGTTGTTGATGTTGAAAAGGCTGATCTAAATTATTTACCAAAAGGAACTAACTATGTTGCTAGCGTTAGCTCAATAAATACTCTTGGCGTTGAATCAGATGCAGTAACTTTAACCTTTAGCATTGGTGATCAACCAGTAACCACAGCCGATTTACAAGATTCTGTAGTTACAGAATTAAAGATAGCTGCTGATGCAGTAACAAATGCCAAGATTGCAGTTGATGCTATTCAAGGAGATGTTATTGCTGCTGGTGCTATTACAGAACAAAAGCTTGGTGTTGATGCTGTTACTTCAGCCAAGATTGCAGATAACGCCATTACCTCAGCTCAAATAGCTGCTGATGCTGTAGTAACAGCAAAGATAGCTGATGATGCTGTAACTAATGCTTTAATTGCTACAGATGCTGTTAATCAAGATTCTATTGCAGCTAATTCAGTAACAGCAACACAAATAGTTGCAGGAACAATTACAGCAAGCGAAATAGCTACTGGTGCAATAACAACAGCAAAGATTGCTACTGGTGCAATTACAGCAGGCAAGATTGGGGCTAATGAAATCACTGCTGCAAAAATAGCATCTGACACCATCACTGCTAACGAGATTGCTTCTAATGCTATAACAGCTAATGAGCTAGCAGCCAATTCTGTTACATCAGCTAAGATTGTTGCAAATAGCATTACAGCTTCTGATATTGCATCTAATACAATTACAGCAACACAAATTGCAGCAGGTGCTATCGCCACAGACGAGTTAGCAGCAGGAGCTGTTACAGCAGCAAAAATTACAGCAGGAACTATTACAGCTACAGAAATTGCTGCTAGCACAATTACTGGCGATAAGATTAATGTTGATACTCTAAATGTTAAGAGCTTTGATAATGTAAGCTCAACCATTGTTAGTCATCTAACAGCAGGAACAAAGTTCCCATTAGCTAGAGATGGTCAAGCTTATGTGCAAAGAACAGGCACTTACACAGGAAGTAATGCTTCTTTTGTGCCTGTAACAATTACACAAGTCAGAGACAATGCAGGATATGTGGCAATCTTCTCAGGGGTTTTGGGTAATGTTAGTGGTGGCAGAGTACAATATTCTTTAAACAATTCTACTTGGGTTAATGCCAATGGAAACACTAATATTTATTGGAACGCTGGAACTTATAGGGGTTATACCTATGTTTACACAGGTCAAATAACAACCTTAAGCACATCACAATCCACTGTTTATTGGCGAGTATATTTCTCAGGCGGTTACAACCATACACAATTATCTTTAAACGTAATGATGGATAACACACGATAATGAATACTTTTACTGTTTATGATTTAGCAACTGGCGAGATAGATCACTCAACAACAACTGTTGCAGAGATTAATGAAGTTGGTTTGCAAGAAGGTCAAGGAATTATAGAGGGTTCTTATCAAGCAAATGAATATATTGTTGTTGATGGTGAAGCTGTTGTAAGAACAGATAACATATTAGAAATATTAAGATTAAAAAGAGATGCTTTATTAACTGAATCTGACTGGACTCAAGTCAACGACAGCCCATTATCAGATACAAAAAAAGCAGAATGGGCAACCTATAGACAAGAATTAAGAGACTTACCATCATCTCATCAATCAACTACAAATTTTGATGATGTAGTGTTTCCAACTCAACCAGATTAAATATACAATAAGACAGAGGTAAATTAATGGCACAACACGATTATAATTTAGCTAACCAAAGTGGAGCTGACTTCAGAGCTGATTTAAACAACGCTCTAGCAGCTATTGCTACAGTTAATTCAGGGGCTACCGAGCCTTCAACTACTTTTGCCCATCAGTTATGGGTAGATACAGCAAACAGCGTATTAAAAATAAGAAACGCTGCTAATAATGCTTGGATTACTTTTGGCGTAAGCATTAGCTCATCCAATGTATTTACAGGCAATTTAACAGGCGATGTAACAGGTAATGTAACTGGCAATGTTACAGGTAATGTTACTGGCGATTTAACAGGTAACGCTGATACAGCAACTACATTAGAAACAGCAAGAACTATATCTTTATCAGGAGATGTTGTTGGTTCAGTTTCTTTTAATGGTAGTGCTGATGTAGATATATCTACAGTTGTGCAAATTAATTCTATTGTTCTTGGCACTGATACCACTGGCGATTATGTTGAGAGCATATCTGGTGGCACTGGCGTAACAATAACAGGTGGAACAGGCGAAAGCTCAACACCAGTCGTTGCTATTGGTCAGGCTGTTGCTGTAACCAGCGATGTTACATTTAATACTGTAACTGCATCCGATCAATTTATTGGCGATATTAAAGGTGCTGTTAGATTTGCAGCTAAAGCCGATGGTGCTTTATCAAAAGGCGATGTGGTTTATATTTCTGGAGTTTCTGGAAATAGCCCAACAGTTGCACAGGCAAAAGCCGATGATGCATCCAAGATGCCTGCTTTTGGTTTTGCTTCTGCTGATGCCAATGATAATGCTTCTGTTGAAGTTATTACTTTTGGAACTATCTCAGGACTAGACACATCAAATGTTTCTGTTGGACAGATACTTTATGTTTCAACTACAGCAGGTGCATACACAACTACAGCACCAACAGGCGAAAGCTCACAAATACAAAACATTGGCAAGGTTCAAAGAAGTCATGCTTCTGCTGGATCAATTAAAGCTGGTGGTGCTGGTAGATCAAATGCAACACCTAACTTAGACAATGGCAAAATATTTATAGGCAATGGCTCTAATCAATCAGCAACATCAACATTAGATACTTCTATTGTTCCAGAAAATACTAATCTCTACTGGACTACAGCTAGGGGCGAATCTATGTTTGACACTAGATTGGCTACCAAAGACACTGGAGATTTAGCAGAGGGCTCTAATCTTTATTACACCACTGCAAGAGTTAATTCAGACTTTGATACTAGACTTGCAACCAAGTCTACAACTAATTTAGCAGAAGGAACTAACCTTTATTACACAGATGCAAGATTTGATACAAGGCTTGCAACTAAAGATACAGATGATTTAACAGAAGGCTCAAACCTCTACTATACACAGGCTAGATTTGATTCTGCTTTTGGCAACAAAACAACCAACGATTTAACAGAAAATACTAATTTATATTACACAGACACAAGAGCTAACTCTGCTATAGATTCCAGAGTTACTAAAACATTTGTAGATAATTTAGGGGTTGTAGCTGGTAGCGTACAAGCTGACAGCGTTGCTTTAGGAACAGATACTACAGGCAATTACATTCAAACAATTACAGGAACTGCTAACAAGATTACAGTTACAGGCTCAGGCAGTGAATCTGCTGATGTAACTTTAACTTTGCCAGATGATGTGCAAATAGCAGATAGCTTAACAGTTGCAGGAAATTTAACTGTTAATGGAACGCTAACATCATTAGATACAACAAACTTAGACATAGAAGATAACCTGTTCCAGCTTAATGCAGGACTAACAGGCAGCCCAGTTAATGATTCTGGTATGTTGATTAACAGAGGCACTGCTGATAATGGCATCTTTATGTGGGATGAGTCTGTTGATAAATTCACATTAGGTCTTACTACAGCCGATGGTACTTCTACAGGAAATATTACACTTAACTCACTTGGTACTTTGGTTGCTAACATTGAAGGTAATGTTACTGGTGATTTAACAGGAACGATACAAACAGCAGCACAGCCCAATATTACAAGTGTTGGCACTCTTACAGGTCTAACAACTACAGGCGATATTAACTTTGGTGATAACGACAAAGCCATCTTTGGAGATGGTTCAGACTTACAAATTTATCATGATGGTAGTAATAGTGTTATTAAAGATGCAGGAACAGGTAATTTAAGAATTCTAGGCTCTTCTTGGACTATTATTGAGGGTGCAACATCAGGAACGTGGGGAATCGCACATTTAGATGGTGCACAAACAAATTTATATCACAACGGAAATCTTAAACTATCCACAAACTCAACAGGTATAGATGTTACTGGTTCAATATTAGCTGATAATTTTATTAGTGTAGAAAATAGTTCAGGTTTTGGTTCGTTAGAAGTAGGCGGTTCATCAGGCGGTTTAATAGATTTAAAAAGCCCAAATAGTGATGATTTTGATTTAAGAATTATTACAAGCGGAACTGGTGGACAAATTAATTCAGGTAGCGGTGAAGTTGCTATACAAAGACAAGGTGCAACCAAGCTATCCACTAGCAGCACAGGTGTAGACGTAACAGGTAATGCTACGTTTGACGATAATGGCAAAGCCATCTTCGGAGCT